TCATAAAAATAAAATTCATAATCAATTGCTGAATCCATGTTTTGGAAAACGTTGTGAGAAAATCTTGCAATCTCAAAGTCGGTAGCGGTTCCAATAACTTGTTTTAAAATACTCGTTTCGTACTCACTAATCGCCTCATCTCTACCCGTAAAATCCCATTGCATATTAATTGGGATATTAATAGATTGATCTAAATCTGATTTTAATATTTTTACTTTATTCGCATTCATCTACTAATGGATCCTCAATTGAGTTTATGTCCTGTGGAACCTTACCTATTTGTGAGTAATCACTAGGTATATTATAATCTTCAGGTGTTATTCTAAATACAGTATTTATGTATGGGTAGTGAGCGTCGTTCATGAATGGGAAATCAACACCAATTCCCTCATTGTCTATAAACCCATATGGGTATAAATCTCTCCATCTGAATAAGGCATTAGTTGTAGAGTAGTAAGCGTAAGGTGGTATACCAACAACATTTGTTGAGCTACCCTCTTCAATATAATCAGAGAATGCTCCAATTTGTATTGGGTTGTGTGGTTGATAAAAATACCCGATTTGATTTGTACTATTCAACCCGTTATCAACAATTGCAAACCAATTCTGATTGAACTTGATTTTATGTTGGTAGGTTGATATGACTCTCTCTAATTGATTAAAGTTATTCCACTCACAAAAATCACCATCAATTGTATCTCCTGATAATAAAAATTCATTATAAAAGAATAAACCTGAACCCACTTGAGAAGTATATTGTCCCTGTGGTATATTCGTGTTTGAATTTGGGTTACTTTGATCCCACCAAGTTTGAGGTTTTTTATCTTGGAGGAATGTATTGAACTCCCAACCTTGTTTCATATTTCGTGTCCACCCAAAATAACCTCTCCAAATTGTGGTAAAGAACAATTGAGTTAGTGGTCTATTTTGATTATCCAATAATCCATTTATATTAATGTCACAATTGAATGATAAAGTATAAGACCTTCCACCTTCTTTAATAGATGTTCTTTGTTTTTCGTTTGGGGTTAGAACCTTAATTTCACATTTCTTTTTATCTCCGTAAATGTTTCTTTCAAAACCAGCATTAACCAAAACCGCACATTCAGGATCGGTAATGATCTTATGTTTACGAATGTAATACTGACTAATTGTGTCGGCGGAATTAGCGGCATTTATAACTCGTCTAAATGTACCTTTTGTGTTAGTTAGAAAAGTTGTTCCTGTATAACCGACATTTCTAATGTTAAATATATATTCTTCTGAACCTGATCCTCCGTCACCTAAACTCGTGACTTGGAATAATTGGTTTCCATTATAATTTACCGATAATTGAACGAACTCACCAACTGCTAGACCATGTTTTAATGGTGATTTGAATACTATATTATTACGTAGTTGGTTTGATCCCACCACAATATAATACGGTATTCCATTTGATGCAACCCAAGTCCAATTTATAGTCGTATCAGGTTCTACCGTAAATAAAGTTTTGGTAAAATCATTCGCATAAGGATAACTTATATAATGAGACCAATTGTATGTTGTGGCACTCACACTTTTAAAGTTAATATGGTTATTTGGTGGTTGGGTATAACCAATAACTGCATTGTCTGTTCTTATAAAATCAAATTCGGGATATTGTGGTAAACCTTCCCATGGCACACTTTGGTCTGTCGAAAACGGAGGCGTGTTACCTTGATAATAATAATTTTTAGCGTTACCTAAAGCATTGGTGTAGTACAAATTATCTCTATATGGAACATAGGTAGTTTCTCCCGAAATCGCATTCTCAAATAATATCGTAAATTTAGTGACAGGTCTGAAAATTGTTGACAATTGTCGTTCCTCTTCAAATACATTCACCAAATTCAAATCAACACTTCGATCATATTCAACCAAATCTTTACTTGTTTGACTGAACGGTATGTTTATAAACTGATCAGTTCTTGGTGCCGATTTATATCGTTGAGTTGATGATATTATTCTTGTTGTTGGATCTACAATCATTATTCTTAAGTTGTTGCTACGTAAAGTTTATAGAACCTATCTACTGCCGTTTTACCATTATTTAAACCAAAATAGAAGTGGTAAGGTGCCCCAACAACAACCGCTTGTTGATTAGACCCAATTGGTTGTCCTTGTATGATGTCACCCATTGGTGGTTGTGCTTCGGGTACGTTGTTAACATAATTTGAAATGTAACCTAATTTGGTTGTTTGAGTTATATATTTTTCCTGTAGAGTTTCAAAATCCAAATCTTGATATTTTTTACTAAAGAATCCACCACTATAAACACTATCAGTAACCCAGTTATTATCTTCAGTTCCGAAGATATTCATATTTGGGTTACTTTTTTTCAAGGACCATTTGTAATGAGGTACAACTTGTGATTTTGCATAACCAAAATCTTCTTGGATTAATGGTGAATTACTGTAAGTTTCGATTCCCGGTGATTCTATTTTTCTATAATTTAAGTTTTGTAATGGTGTTTGGAAAAACACTCCAAATACAGGTTTAATGTCCGCACCTGATGGATAAGCCGATGGATAATAATTATCACCAAAGAAGATGTATTCGTTACCAGGCACATTTTCGGTGATAAATGGTAACACTTTCCACTCTGAGTTAATTGATAACATTTGAGCCCAATCACCATCAATTCTATAACCACCTCTTGTACTGTTAAAGAACTGGATAATACCTTTACCCTCACTTGAATCTCCTCCTGTAGAAATCGGTATCATCCTTTGTCTAACACCTTCGTTTAATATTCTTGATAAGAATCCTAATTGGATGAGTTCGGAGTTATCTTGATATGATGTTGCCTTCAATTGATCCGCATAATACGATCCAAAACCATCAATACCGCTACAACAAATCTCATTGATAAAACTATCTCTTGGACCTAAATCAACAACAGTGGTTGGGAATTGTATTTGTTTCACATTATAACCTCGTCCAGGAAAAATTTCTAAACCAGGTACATTTGCAAAATCAGGCGAATCTTTACCAATAAAATCATTACCATTCCATGGCGAAGATCTATAATAGAAGCTATTAGATAGATCGTTGAAAACAATTACATCCTCACAATATCTATAATTAGGATCAAGATTAGCATTAAATAATGTTCGTTTATTGAAACTAAACATATACAATGCTCCATTTAACCAATTGTTTTGGAACACTTGAGCAAATATTCCTCTACAAGCGGCAAAGTTCATTGTAAATCTAACTTTCCACTCTAAGAACAATCTAGCATCATCACCATATTGTGCCAAATATGTTTTATTTAATAAACAATAACAACCGTTAACCATTCTGTTTGCCGGTATAGAACATTGACCAGGAGGAATAACTCCAACACTACTTCCTGATCCACTATAACATTCTAATGGAACCATACCTTCACAAGTTAATGTATTTGTTAAACCTGAAATAAAAGGATCTTCATCTTTTTGTTCACCCGATGGTAAATCAAAACCTGCGGATATTATTGGTTCAGTTTGGATACCTGAAGCGGTATAAACAGCGAAGTTGTTATTTTGGTGTAAAGCATAACCTGTTCTATTCTGTACACCATTTTCGATTTCAGTTGAGGTTGGTAATCTATCACTCCTCATTACAATATTTGTACTTTGGAATGTGACAGGTGTAAGACCATATCGGTAATACGCAGGTGAATATAAAGCAGATATATTACCTCCTACGTTTACATCATTAAACCAACCATCTTGAGTATTATAGTATTGTTTTTTCTGACAATCTTGATCACATCCTTGTATTCCTGAATTTGTATATATGATTTTTGTTGGTGCTAAATTTAAATTCCAACCCAAGAATGCTCCACCACCAACATATTGAGTTGGTGCGGTTTGTTGTCTTGGTATAGTATAATTAGATGATGCATCAACTTGGTATAAATTACCATTTCCTAACGGACCTATAGTTATTTGTGAAGTAGTCTGCCAAGTTGGTAGTACTGGTGTATAAGAACCAACACCGGAAACGTTAGTGTCGTCAGTACATAAATAGAAATATGGTAGGTTAGATGTGAATGCGGTAAATTTTGTCGTATCAGGTGTAAAGGCAAATGACGGAAAGTACAAATTAGAAACGTTATTTGTTGAGCTAACGTGACTAACAGGTTTATTACCTGATGCAAATGCGGTATAACCTTGTATTGGTCTATTTAGATAATACGACCCCTCAATCATAACGTTTCCAAATGATGAGAAACCAAATATTTTTGATAAATCATACTTTATAGTTTGTTTAGGTGTGAATGGGTCGACACCTCTTACAAATATACAAACTTCATAATTTTCATAACCCTCCATTAATGTTATTACATCATTTATAGTCCAGCTACTAAACGCAGTTACGTTTAAGGGAGGACAATCAGGTGTGAGTATACTCACATCGTGTCTTAAATACTGATTAGGAAAATACCCTGATGTGAGTTGATCAATTCCTATAAATTGATTTACAGTGAGACCTGTTATTAATTGGAAATACTCAATGTCTGTTGCAAACTGTAAGTAAGATTCTTCGACATTTTGGTTACCAACGACAGGTAATTGACTAACTTGTGGTAGATTAAGTACGATGTTTGCAGTTAAATTATTTTGTGGGTTAGTAGGATCCGCATATTGTACTGAAGCCGGTAATGAGTTTCCTGTCAGTGTTGTACCTGTTATTGAGTTAGTACCAAACTGATTAAGTGTCGCTCCTGTTAAGTTAATTAAACGATTTAAGGATTGTGCATCAGTGTAATTTGGGTCTTGGAACGAACACACATTACCAATACCAATTTGTCCTGTTGCTCCACCACCCATAAGTACAACAACTACTTGATCTGTAAATGGTTGTGATGGTGTTCCAGGATTAACTAAAGTTCGTATTTGATTGACAGCACCTCCAAAATTGAAGTACTTATCCCTTGTATTGAAATCGTTTAATTGTTGTGGGAATGTTTTAGAAAGTGGGTAAGCGAAAAATCTTCTATCGGGTACGGTTCCTGGTACACCAAATGGTTTATCAGTTGCCCATAAAAATGGTTGTGGTGCGTGTAATAAATACTGTTCATTATCGTATAACCTATTTGGGTTAGTTGAGGATATTACGTCATACCCTGAAATTACTCTAGCTAAATCCAATGAAGCTTGTATGGCCAAATCCGAAGTAATATTTTCATCCGCAATTTCAGACGCAAATGTCTTAAACATTCCAGAAATATCATTACAATCATACGGATTGTCGTCAGGACTATCTGGTGGTCCTGATAAGTTAGGGTGATCAATGAGATACGATCCGGCAGAGTTTACAGGTGCTATAATGCTTAAGGCGGGCACTAAAGTATAGTTATAAAAACTACTAGAACCACCTTGAGCGGCGGCATCAATTTCATCATTGACACTGTTAATATCAAAATTATCATCCATCTCTGCATTTTTACAATCACAATCACAACTGGTACAATCGGGATAAGCAATCATCGGTAGTGATATTCTTGGGAACCCTTTTATTTTAATCGCCGCAACAATTGCAAATGCAAAAAATGCTGCGGCTAATGCGAATTTAAATGCGGCAACCGCTATCAAGAAAATACCTGCAAATATTAAACGAATACCTTCCAATAACCATCCAACGTTAACCGATGGGAATCCCGCGTTAATTATACCAGCACCGGCACTGATTGCAGCAACACCATTTTGTATTGAGTTGAATAACGCTACGGCAGCGTCATAAGTCAGGTAAATACTCAAAACAATCAATACGTATTTTAGTATTGGCCACATGAAAGAAATAAAATGGGCAACAAATAGTAGAACTAAAAGTGGAAATGTTAAAACGTTGATCAATATGTTAAACACAAAAAATATTGGGTCAAAGTTTCTGATTATATCGTTAACAGGGAAAGTATTTACTGTTGATTTACAAGTTCTATTGTCAATTTCTTTGATACCTAAGTGTTTGGCTCTACCAAAACCATTTTTGTATCTATCTAAGAACATTGCGGTTGTATAAACCTTATTATATTTAAACTCATAGAACGTATCTTCACAATCGATAGCCTCCTGTGGATTCACGTAATCATCCCAATCTAAACTAAATGCGTATGATTTTAAAAGGTTAAATAGTGATTCAGGATAAACCTTGAATGTAAAATCCTGTGTTACGTTAGGGTTGACAGGTGTACCAACTATTTGAATTGTATCACCGACATTAAATGGTATTGAGTTTTGGGACCCTGTATATAGAACTCCATTCAGATATATTTCATACGATGAATTGTTAAGTGATGTTTCAAATGAGATCCCCGCATCAAAACCAAATGATTGTACCTCTGTTGCACCTGTAATTAATGCTGGTTGGATTTGGTATGTATAGGATTGCGTTGCTTGATCAAATGGGTCATCGTCCGAAGCGGACCAACCATATTCTTTAACATTTGGTACTAAGAAATTTGCTCTTTGGAAATTGTTTTGTAATCCTTCCTCATTTTGCCATTTCATTTTAAATCTGTACTTACCTTTGGTAGGTATACCTTTACTTGGGTCGTCAGATAAAACTTGTTCACCAAACTCGTTTGTGAATACATAATCTAAATTCATTGGTACGTTAAGAACATAGGTACCGTCAGGATCTATTACCTTACCACCTTGTTCTACTTGATATACCTCCAAAATAGGTAATCCTTGATCATCAGAATTGATTGTTTGTCGTATTGCCTGTATTTCACCAGGACCGGCAACCAACTCACACAAATTACCTGTGTTATTTTTTGGTTTACAACTAACTTTTAAAGAATCGTCATTTGTTGTAGAAATGATCGAACCCATGAATATTGAAGTTGGTTGTATATTGATATTTGCTTGTTTAGTCAAATCAAAGTCAACTCTTGTAATGCCAACCTGACATAACTCTTGATCACCCCAGAACGGAGCGACATCAACATCAAACACTAAGTTTTTAATTTGAGGTAACTCTCTCAAGTTTGTTGACGTTTTAAACGTAGACCCATTAACTTGAGTTTCTGTGGCTAATCCTTGTTGTATTAAATCTTGTGGTGATAAAGAAAAACAACCAATGTCAGATAAATCAACATCCATCACAATTGTTTGATTACCTACTGGAACCCCAAAAATCATGAAATCACCACTATCATTTGTTGTTACGGTAAATCTATAATATTTGTCGTAAACCTCAATGTATGATTGATCCATTAAAACATCAGCAACATTAGGAAAAGTACCTGTTGATTGGTGTCCTTTGTATGATGGTAATTTAGGTAATAAATTATATCTATAACCTTCTTCATTAGTATCGGTTATAGTTCTATATGGATATAATTCTGAAATTACAGGGTCAAGTTCATCCGCATCATCCAAAGGAATAAAAACGGAAACCTTCGCATTTGGTAATCCAAACCCATTATTAACAAAAACACGACCAACTACAACACCGTAATCAGCACACATTCTTGAGTATAAATCGTTTGCGAGAATCTTTAAGGATAGTACTTCCAAAGATTCCCAATCTTGTTCTAAATTGACGTTAATATATTTGTCAACACCTACTTCGGTTCTTATTCTATATGATTTGGGCATTAAAGATTTCGTTTTTTCATAAATAGTTTATTTCCTATTTTAGAAAAAATAATCTTATTTTGAGAAAAATAAATTACTACGAGAAGTTTACTGATTTTAAGTTCAATACCCTTATATTAATATCCTTATTTGGGTATCTAATTTGGTAGGTTTGTGTTGGAGTTGCAAACAAAGTATCTGCTGTTGGTTGTATTTGTCTTGTCACCGGATCCGAATACGGCATCGATGTTTGAGCTGAAGAATATTGTCCCCCAACTTGATTAAAGAATAAAACATCAGAAACACTTACAATACCATTTTCAGACTGAATTATTCTTCTTAGTTCTGATATATTAACATTTTGACCTAATTCTCTAACTAATGGGTTAAAGAACTCTGTAACCAACTGAATTACTTTAGCAATAACCGCACCTTGATTTTGACTATTATCTAAAACCACATCTACAGTAACGGATAGATCAATAGTTTCGGCAGCCTCTATTGATATGTAGTCATTTATCATACGATAATTAGACAGGTAATTAGCAACGTTTTGTTTTAAAGTGTTTGAAACAACATTGGTTAAACTACCGCTCGTATCATAAGATAACATTTTGATTTTAATCTTATTGTTTTCTTCTGTGATTGCAACTTTTGCTGGTGCCCCAAACTGAGAAGGCATTGTTCTGATGATCGAATTGTAGTCATTTACTGTAACCGCTCTGTTTTGAGCTGCGAAGTTAAATGCAACCATATTTCTTACATCATCAGTAGTAGGTAAGTTAGCACCTCCAATAGCAGCGGTTACGTTATTACATTGTAAACTATTAATAACACTTCGGTTAACAGAATCTGATGGACCATTAACGGCAAATGACACAGTACCAATTTGATTAATTGTATTTATACCTAAGTTACTTGATAACCCACCACCAATTCTATATTGAACAAATAAAGTTGTGTTTGGCGTTAGAGCCGCCCCCATCGCAAAGTTATTAGTATATCTACTCAAATCAAAACCTTTACCATCACGAGCAAATTCTCTTAATTGTTGTTCAGCGGAAATATTACCACCACCGAAAGTCATTTTACAGAAACCTTCAGGTGTATATTCACTAATGAATTTATTTGATGTTGTAATGTATCTACCAACTTTAATACCTGGTTGATCCGAAACTTTAGTAGGGTCTTCAATAAAAACTCTATCTTGCACCAAAGCATCAACCTCAAACCATCTTTCAGGACCAACTGTAATAAAATCTTGTGGTTGTGGAATTGTTGAGTATTGAGTACCAGATTTAAGTAACACACTTGTAATACCTAATACATTTTTTTCAGGTAAAAATAATTCTAAATAAGGTCTTGCATCATTAGCGGTAATCACTCTCTTATATACTTTTGTAATACCATTGACAACGACTTCTCTTTTAACAATAGTATAGTTAATAAGTTTACCACTTGAGTCAAAATTTGGTATTTTAACTCGATTTGGTGATCCTTCAGCATTTATTGGTGACGCAAAATCAATATCGTAAACAGTTTCGAAAGGTTGTCCCGCACCGTTAACTTGAGATCCTCTTCTTAAGATACCACAATATCTTAAATCTTCTCTATCCCCAAAAGCAGGTACAGTAATTGAGAAATCAATCAAAGCAACCGATGGTCTTTGACCTGGTACTTTTAGACCATAAGTTCTTGCAATGTTATAAACTGAATTTTTTTGTCGTGCAAACTGTAATACAGTTTCTTGGATACTTCTGTCAATTTGAAAGTTAAGGTTATCTGTGACCGCCGCATTCAAATCTAACATAACAGAGAAAATACCTGCGTCATTAAAGTTTTGAACTAGATCGGGATAATACGTTCTAGTGAAGTTAATTAACTCAGTTCTTACTCCTTGAAAATCTCGGACTGTATAAGATATATTCTTTTCTGCCATATACTATTAAATATTGATAATAATAAAATCACTAGATTCAAAAGCAGAATCTGTTATTCTATAATCTATTTTAATTCTTGCCGTGTGTTCTAATTGAGAAATGTTGGTAACCCTAAATTCTCGTTCACCATCCATATTTACCGTATATCCTTTATCTTCTAATCCCGCAGATGCTGGTTCAACAGTAATATTAGTCACTTGTAGATTTGGCATATAATTACCTATCGTATCTCTAATTTCAGATTCAATGTCCGAGAATGTTGGTCCGTCTAAAGGTTCAAAAATATACTCATAAAGACGCGTACCAAAATCAGGTAGGAAATATCTTGATCCCTTTCTAGTCAAAAGTAAGTGAACTAAGTTTGATCTAATCTCACCTTCAGTAGAATTTGTAACATCTAAGTATCTACCCGTGAACGAATCCACAAAAGGAAAAGAAATACCATATGTAATACCATTTGCCATATCACATATAAATATAAGTTAGGTTTTTTTTAAGTAAAAATTAGATCAAATAAAAAACCCTCCTTTTTGGGGAGGGTTCAGAATATTCGTTTAATGTCAATTGTTTTAATATCTCTTTTTACTTATCATCACTTTTTCTTCGGCTTGTTTTTGTATATCATCCCACATTTTATCACCTTTTTCCTCGATATCCTCAACAAACTTTTCACCATCATAATTACAATAACTTACAATCACCATTTTAGTTGGCGGATCATAAGAAACTTTATTTTCAGAACAATTATCTACTTTTTTGATTACGTATTTTCTTATTCCGAGAGGATTGTTTTCCATAGATTCATAAGTTACGTCAGTGTACGGGTCATTTTTTTCAAAATCCAATAATTTTTGTCCAATTTCGTTGTATTTTTCACCACCACCATCAAACGGCAAGTCTTCTTTTTTATCACCACCAGAAAATGAGTGAATTATTTTATCAAACCAACTTTTTTCAGTTAACATTCTTTTTTCTAATTTTTCGTTAGCTTCTTGAATGTGTCTTTTTTTACTAAAGCTTCTATTCATAATAATTATTTTACTATAAATATCTCATATAGAAAAAAAAATCACGACCGAAATCGTGATTTATTATTTTTCTTATATCAATCTATTATAATAATCGCAACACATTGTCGTGATTAAGATGAACATCCAAAACATTCAAAATCTGAATTCTCAGGTTTTGGTGGTAAATTTAGATTACTATATTCAACTTTTGGTGGTTCAGGTGTTACTTTTGGTTTCTGTTTTTTTGAGATGTCCATTGCCAAATGTTTTGCTCCTGTTGAAATAGCTTTAGTTCTTACATAATAACAAAGTGTTTTCAATCCACTTTCCCAAGAGTGAAAGTGTGATGATGTAATCTTTGATAATGTTGGGTTAGACATATAGATATTCATTGATTGTGATTGATCAATAAATGGTGCTCTGTCTGCCGCCATATCAATAAGTTGTTTTTGTGATATCTCCCAAATTGTTTTGTATTTTGGGATCAAATGTTCAATTCGTTTAACTTTTTTATTATAGTTCTTATCTTCAGGATCTAAGTAGTTATTGAAATTAATATTCTGAATTGACCCTTCGTTCATAATAATTTCATTCTTCAAATCTTCAGACCATATACCTATTTTTTCAAAGTCGGCGATTAGATATTTGTTCACAATCATGATCTCACCACCTACAACTCGTCTGTTAAATATTGCTGAGTGTGCGGGTTCTGTCATTTCATAAGATCCTGTGATCTTTGCTGAAGATGCTACAGGCATTTGAGCCGTAAACAATGAATTACAAACACCGTGAGTTTTAACAGTTTCTTTTAACTTACTCCAATCCCACATTCCTGATAGTTGTGTTTCATCAACATTCCACATATCGTATTGGAATACTCCTTGAGACATTGGTGACCCTTTGAAGAACTCGTAAGGTTTGTAATTACCGTTCATACACAACTGATTACTTTCGTAGATTGCCGCGTAATAGATAGTTTCAAAGATATCTCTATTCAATTTTTTAGCCTCTTCAGAAGTAAAAATATAATCCATCAAATAGAATACATCGGCTAAACCTTGTGTTCCAATCGCAATTGCTCTTTGTTCTAATCCACCTTTTCTACCCTTTTCAGTTGAGTAATTGTTAATATCGACGACTTTATTGAGTGATCTTACAACTTTTCTAACTTCGTTAAATAAAAGTTCAAAATCAAATTTACCTGACTTAATAAAGTTTTTTAATACCATAGAAGATAACGTACAAATTGCGGTTGTCTCCTCGTCAGTGTATTGATAAATTTCGTTACAAAGGTTTGATTGTTTGATCACACCGATGTTTTGGTGATTAGTTTTCCTATTCGCGTTGTCTTTAGAACACAAGTAAGGAACACCAGTTTCAACCTGAGATTCAATAACTTTAGTCCAAATGTCTTGAGCCTTAACTTTCTTACCAAGACCCATAGACACCGCTTTGTTATAAACTTCTTCGTATTCTTCACCATAACATTCTTGTAATGGTTTTAGTCCTGCTTTCGTAATATCATTAGGACAAAACAAATACCAATCAGCATTTTCTCTGACAGCTCTCATGAAGTTATCAGGAATCCAAAGTGCCGTAAATAAATCACGAGCTCTCAATTCTTCAGCACCTGTATTCTTTTTAATATCTAACAAATCAAAGATATCTTTGTGCCAAGGCTCAAGATAGATAGCTGCTGAACCTGGTCTACGACCTTGTTGATTAAAGAATCTAAGTGACTCATTTACAATTTTGAGGTATTTTAATAAACCACCAGCATATCCACCTGAACTAGAAATTCTACTTTCTTTACTACGGATGTTAGACATAGAAAGTCCAATACCCGCAGCGTCTGATGAGAATGTAGAAATATCTGTTAAAGTATCTAATAAACCTTTTCTTGAGTCCGCATCATTATAATGAAGTACACAAGATGCCAATTGAGGAACTTTAGTACCTGAATTAATCATAATTGGTGTCGCCTTTGAGATTAATTGCTCTGATAATGATCTGTAGTATTCAAACGCATCGGTTATGTTTGAAGTAACCCATAACGCAACTCTCATGTACATATGTTGTGGTCTTTCAATAACTTTACCGTTTGGTCTTTTCAATAGATACATTTCTTGTAATGATCTCCAAGCGAAGTAATCGAAGTTGTAATCATTTTCGTGATTAATTACAGCATCAATTGTATCTTCACCGTATTCTTTGATGGTCTCAATAAGTTTCTCATTGATAATTCCGTCCTCATAAAGTTGCATCATAGTCTGTGAAAAACTATCATTTGTTTCTTTATGGTATGAAGAAATTGCAACAGATGATGCTAGTCTTGAATAGTCGTGGTGACTACCGGTATAAGAAGCTGCAATCTCGTAAACCAACTTGTCAAGTTCTTTTGTTGTTACTTCACCTTCAGTTGGTACTGAAGTGATAACTTTAATAAAGATCTCGTCTGAATTTACATTCAAACCTTTCGCAGATCGTTTTACTCTATTGTAAATCTTTTGTGGATTAAATGAGACAATCTCACCACCTCGTTTAATAATTTTTAATGACATAATCTAATATTTAAAAGTCGTCTGTAAATGTTATTGTTTCATTCAGTTTTGCCTTCTGATATTCCATTGTTCTTGATTCAAAGAAATTACCTTTAGTTTCAACTGCGATTTGTTCCATGAACTTGAATGGTTGTTCTACGTTAAATTCTTTACTACAACCCATCTTAACCAATAGTCCATCAACAACAAACTCAAGATATTGTCTCATTAAGTTTGAGTTCATACCGATCAAAGAAACAGGAAGTGATTCGGTAATAAATTCCTTTTCAATTTCAAGTGCCGACAATAAAATCTCTTTGATTCGTTTTTCAGAAGGTTTATTCTCTAAGTGATTATTCAATAAGTGAATTGCAAAATCACAATGTAAGTTCTCATCTTTAAAGATAAGTGAGTTAGCATTACATAAACCTTGCATAATTCCTCTTGATTTCAACCAGAAAATAGAACAGAATGAACCTGAGAAAAAGATACCTTCAACAGCGGCAAATGCAACTAATCTTTCTGCAAATGAAGCTTTCTCAATCCATTCTAATGCCCACTTCGCTTTTTTCTGAACCGCTGGTAATCTGTCTATCGCGTTGAAACACTCATCTTTTTCTTTTGGGTTGTTGATGTATGTATCAATCAATAGTGAATACATAAGTGAGTGGATGTTTTCCATCGCCAATTGGAATCCGTAAAAGAATTTCGCTTCAGGATATTGTACTTCTCGGTAAAAGTTTTCCGCCAAGTTTTCGTTTACAATTCCGTCTGATGCTGCGAAGAATGATAATACGTTTTTAACGAAGTATTTCTCATTGTCTGTTAATGTTTCCCAATCTCTGATGTCGTTTGTTAAATCCACCTCTTCTGCCGTCCAAAAAGCCGCTTGGTGTTGTTTGTAATATTCCCAAATATCATTGTGTTCAATAGGGAAGATGACGAACCGACCAGGATTTTCTACTAGTATTTTTTCCATTTATTCTAAAATTTATTTATTTGTTAATTTGACTGTGTTTCTCGTTGTTTTCTCTTTTCTAAGAGTTCTTTAACTCGTTGTCTTTGTCTTTCTTCTTTTTGTTCTTCAAGACCTAAGAACGTTGTTGTACTTTCAGTATCTATTTCAATCATTGCATTGTCGAATTTACAATTCTCAAATACAACCCCATCGTCACCAATTCGAGACTTGGTTATTGCAATGGTTGCTAATTTCATTTCTTTTTGTTGTAATGTCTTAGCCACCGATATAATAACGTGTCCTACTTGTGCCTTTTTAATTGATCCCCCCATTTGATCTGTTGTCACAACTTCTGATGAAATTGATGATCGGTTACCTTGTGTTGCTGTCCAACCAACAATATTCATCTCGTGACACATCGCTTCAAATGCTCTCATTACTGACCCTTCACTCTTCCATTCATCACCCAAGTTCTTGTCAGGAACAATACAATCAATATAATCCAAAACAATCATATCTACTTTAATTCCATCAGAAACCATTTTTCTAATTTGGTTTTTGATTTGTAACATCGTCATAGTATCAGATGGTAATTTTTTCAATATTAGTTTATTCGGCATTGATTCTTCAATCTCCCTAACTCTACTCATAACCTCATCTTTTTTCTCTGACAAATCGTCAGGATGGATTTTAGTCCATAAGGTGAAGTGTTTTCTTTGAATTACCTTTGGGTTGTCCTCAAAAAAGATCTGAAGAACATTGAACCCTAAGTTAAATGCGTGGTTTGCCATCTTCGTTAGAACTGTTGACTTACCTACCCCTGTTGGTGCTAAGATAACGCCAATTTCTCCTTTTGCCAAACCACCTTTCAATAATCTATCAATACCAGGTATTCCCATTGGAATTGGGTGTCTGTAATCATCTTCAAGAACTTGGTCTAAGTTTGAGAATACATCTAACATTGACGTATCTTTCGCACCTACTTGTAGTGCTGACTTAACCATTTCCTCTAAGGTGTCGTAGTTTTCAAATTCACCACCATCGATGATCTTTTGAGCTTTTCCCATTACCTTTTGGAGTTCTTGTTGTTTACAGAATTTTAAAGCCTTTTCTTGTACAAAACCTACTCCCTCAATAGGTGCATCCTTAATTTTCTTAATTGTGTCTAATACAATCTTAGATGCAATCTCTTGTTGTAATTCTGATTTTGTAATCTGTTCAAGGGTTTCAAATGACGGGGTGTGGTCGTATTTCGTATAATACTCTCTAATCATCTGAATAATAATTTTGAAGTACTTGTTTTCAAAATAACTGTTCTCAATCACATCAATAATTGAATGTGAAAAGTCTTTGTCTACGATGATTTGATTTAATAATTGTAATTGAAAAGTATTACCTAAATACTCAAAATTTTTACCTGTCGCCATATAGTTTTTTCTCCTTTAGTAAAAATAAATAGTATTAGTTTTTGATAAATTCAGGGTACGCAAAATTAAATTTTCCACCTGAAAAAATGTCAGTAAGGTTACCGAGTATGGTT